GCACATATGGTGCTTAATTATAACAGCTTAGTGAGGAAAGGAATCTAGTATTGTCCAAAATAGATTTAAGACTGAGTTCTTTAATTTGACCTTAAAAGATCTTATTAAAGGTAAGAAGAAGAATAAACAAATGTTTGTCTTTCCTCTTACTGCTCAAATCTTGCAGTGACTTTGCCTCTGTTTAAAAACAGAGTCATCAATCCCGATACAGGCCCTTCTTGGTCTTTGTTTGCATTTATATGTTATACAAAGATCTAGGGGTACGGTCTGAACAATATTATATTGTAAGGCTGTACGTGGTAATTTATTTAATTATTTTTCAAATAATTTGAATAATGACCCCCTAGCAAAGACTACAAAAGATGGTATCCCAGTGATACTAGGAGACCTTATTCCATATATACGTAATAGATCATACATAATTATATCTATGATTTTTACGGTATTAATGGCAACAAGATCTCTGAGTGTCGGAAAAGAACCAGATATCGAATCAATTATTGCGCCTGCAACTATGCAGCCTCATAAATTAGATAAGAATATGGAACTTTTCTGACGTGTTCTGGGATACAGACCTGCAACCCGTGGAAAGCCTCGTTCACTTCTGGCTAATCTTATAGATTTTAGAGTTAAAAGCGGTCCTAATGGACATGCCTTAAACTCTAGTCATATAGATGCTCAGATGATTCCTGATACTCTACTTGACTCACTTATTATTTTAGGTGGTCAAAAGTTTAGAGTTATCAAAAAATTGAAAGAGGCTGTGTTCTTTCCATTCTTTGACCATGTGGGATACAAATGAAAAACATCATTTAGACAAATGAATCTGTCTGAATGATCAATTCGTAGGTTATCCTATTTTGGTGACAAAGAAAATAAAGTTAGAGTTATTGCTTTATTTGACTATTTTAGTCAATTAGCATTAAAACCGCTTTATAAGTATTTAGAAAATACTTTAAAAAGAATACCACAGGATTGTACATTGGATCAGGCAAAGTTTATTAAACTATTGAGTTTAAAGGATGGAAATTCTTATCATAGCATTGATTTATCAAATGCTACAGATAGATTTCCAATATCCCTTCAAATTCAATTGCTAAAAAAGCAATTACCTGACAACTATGTCGATGCTTGACGTGATGTGATGGTAGGTTACCCATTCCTTTATGAAAAGGATGGAGAATCAACTACTGTTAATTACAGTGTTGGAACTCCTATGGGTGCTTACACTTCATTCCACGCTTTTGCTTTAACTCATCACTTTCTCATCTTCCATTGTTGTGTAGAATTAGGATTAGTCTGAAGAGACTTACCTTATTCTATACTGGGAGATGATATTGTGATTTGTAACGACAAAGTTGCTGTGATGTACAAGGAATTACTTCAAGTTCTTGGAGTTGGAGTCTCTGAAGCAAAAACTCATTCAAGTTTACACTTTTATGAATTTGCTAAGAGAATCTTCCTCGATGAACTCGAGATTAGTCCTTTTCCAATTAGTGCTATTTTTGAGTGTGGAAAATCATCCGTTATGATGACTACACTTTTAAATACACTATCGGATAAGGGATGAGTTTTCACTGATATCCCATCCAGTGTTGGAATATTTTACGGAGTACTAAGACAGCGTTCATCCTCTTTCAAGAAAGAGGTTAGAAATATGTCTTATCTTTTTGAGGGTGTATTGAAAACAATACAGGCCAAAATACCTATTACAGAATTCATAAATGAATTATGTAAGAAGTATAACTGACCGTCTCATCTAGGTGAAGAAGCATGCAAAAGCATACTTAATCAAATAGCATTGAAATCCTTCTTAAAGACAAATAAAATAGACTTAACTCTTTTCGATCCTATACTTGATGTACCATTAGGTACTTTAAGTACTAGAATTGTTAGTGAGTGGCCTATGTTTATTAAAAAATACTACAACGGAAATATTCCACATCACATAGCTACTTTTCAACCAACATTTGATTTACCTCTACTATGAGCCTTTAAAAAGACTTCTAATATGTATTCAAATATGTCTGAAAAGTTAAGGTTAGCTATGGATGAAGGTCTAGACTGATCTACTAATTTGAAAACATTCTGTTTACCGAGAGACGATAAGTCTATCATCGACAGAAATGATTTTCTTCTTAGTAGAACAGTTCTTGTCTATAGTAGCCTTTTAGAAAATTACATCAAAGAATGTTCAGACATGGAAATGATCATGTACTCATTTATGAGTGATGATATTGTCGAGTTTGAAACATTCGATGATGAGAATTTCCAAAAA